ATCGCTGAGAGAAAAGTTTCTGAACTTTTCAAAAGATTTCCGAGGAATTTTTCTCAGAAATCTTTTTCAAAAAGGCGGAGATTTAAAATCAAAGTCTTCGCGTGTCTTCATGCGGTGACACGACTTGCATAGCACCTGCACGTTCGACTCAACATCCTCGCCACCCTTAGCGAGCGGCACAATGTGGTCGATGTCCACACCCGATGCAAGGAACTGACCAGGGCAGCGGGCACACAGTACATAGCCAGTAGTTGTCATGGCCTTACGTACCGCGCGCCTCAGCTTGGCAGCAGCGTTGTTGCCCCGTGCTATCGCAGCGCGCCGCTTAGCGTGTGACTTGATGCTGCGCCGTGCGTTGTAGTCAGCGTGGTGGTGGGCGCATCGTCCGCTGTGGGTCGCCCACTCACGACAATCAAGACACCGTGTACGCATGGCCACCCTCAATCGGAACGTACTCTCCGTGAGTACGTCTACACCCACCCACCTGTCAGGAAGTGCACGCTCAGCCAAGCCATGAAGGCCAGCAATGCAGCGCGCCGCATCCGTACCCAACCCGTCGGATCGTGGTCGGCGCCAATGGCAAACCACTTCCACACGTGCTCGCTCAGCGTGGCACCATCGCGCCGGCTGAAGAGCGCCTTACCCTCAATGACTCCGAAGGCGGCAAGCCATGCGAGCCATGCAAGCGTGTAGCCGCTCACTGCGGTGCACCCTTCAGCTTGTCCACAGCGTCAGCGATAGCGTCCTTTTGCTGCGGCACCGTGGTGGACTGGCCGGTTGCCGTGTCAGTGACGCGCACAAGGCCATTCGGCGATGAGGCGTCAGTAACGACGATTGCCACGTTGTCCCCCTGTTTCGCCGAAGAATGCTGCGCAAAGTGCACCGGACGGGATTCGAACCCGCGTTTACCCCGTCGCCCGGGGCGTTCTGTCCGCTGAACTACCGATGCCGCCCATCCGTCCCCTGATCAGGGGGAGTTTCAGGACACTGCCGGAGCTACCGGCATGGTTGACACGGCTGGATTCGAACCAGCGACCTCCCCGTTACAAGACCCGGGTAGGGGTGCTCTGCCGCTGAGCTACGTGCCAAAGCGCCCCGTACCGGATTCGAACCAGTACGGAGCAAACGCCGGGGCTCAACCCATGTGGGGAGCACCCGGCAACGGAGGGGAGGCGCGCTCAGTCCGTCAGAGCCATGCGCTACTAGATACGCGGCAACGCGTTCCCCTCTACCTATATGAAGGGAGTCGGTGACCTGGGGCAGCGCCTACAGCGGGAAGCCCGGTGTGACGGAGAGACGTTGGGACGTCGATTCTGGATTGCCTATAGGGATGTCTTATGTGAATCTGAAAAATGAGTCACTACGTAACAGCATCACAACTTGCAGGTCAGAAGGGGTGCGCCCTTGCGCTGTGGTGACGAAGGCACGGTTAGTTAGTACTTACTAACTACGGATGATCAAGAAAAAGGCGGACCGAAGCCCGCCCCTTCCCGCTGTGCTTGTGGCCTAGCTCACTTAGCGCCCCTGAGTCGCCGGCGCCGGTCAAACGTCTTCTGCACGCCTTCGGCCACGTCGTCGGGCATGCCGTCGCTGTCACGCCACACGGGCACGAGCCGCTCACCGATCGGCGTACGGTCGCCCCGGTACTTTGACGGCAACAGGGTGACACCTTGCAGTGCCGCCTTCAGAAGTGCGCGCTGCCCGTGGGTTCCTGCGCCCTCCCACAGCGCTGCAAGTGACTCACTGGACATGAGGGGCGTTAGGTCGGCGTCACGGCTCAGCGCGGCTACCTCGGCCTTCAGCGCGGCAATCTGCTCGCCCACCTGTTGCCGCATGCTGTCGTACGTGGCTTCGTCCATGCGCCCGTGCACGAAATACTCCTTCGTCAGCTTCATTTCACGCCCAACGGCCGATTCCAGCGCGGCGTTCACGTGGGCTTTGCGGGCTTCTTTCTCGGGGTCTTGGTATGACAACCACTCGCGCGCGATGTGGTGGATCGTGGGCGACTCGGGCCCCAGGCTGAGCACGTGAGTTAGCCACATGGCCTCAACGGCGCCGTCAACGCGCTCCCGTTCCGTCGACACACCCTCACACGCTGCGGGTCCGCTGGTCTGCCGCGCGTAGCACCTGTAGTTGACTCCGCCGTTGGCCATGGGGCCCTTGCAGCGTCCACAGCGAAGGGTGCCGGATAGCAGGGCGACGATCTCTCGCTTGCCCCGGGTGCGGTCACCGATGCTTGTTCCGGCCTGGGCACGTTCGGCGAGCATGGCGCCAATCTTGACGTGTTCGGCGAACGTGATCACGCCTTCCCCGAGCGAGATTGGGTGGCCGTTCTTGTCGAGCAAGGGGGTTCCGCCACGGTGGTACTTGCCCACGTCGTTGCCGTTGTCGTCGAGCATCTTTTCGCGATTGGCGACCAGCCCAGCCCACGTCACTGAGTGCGCGAGACTCACGATTCCGGGACCGGTCCAGCGCCGGCCATGACGCGTTTTCGCCCCTTCGCTGTTGAGCTTGCCAGCAATCCAGTTGGGGGTTTTCGCGTCTATCAGGTATTCCGCGATCCGGCGCGCTGTGGGGTACTCGGCGGGCTTGTGCGCGAGCTTCCCGGAGCCCTTCGGCGAGTGAAGTCCGTAGGGCGTTACGCCACCCGTCCACTTGCCTTCGGCCTTGTTCGACTCAATGCCCATCTTGGTGAATTGGGAAATGTCGACGGCTTGTTCACGGGCAATCTCGCTAAGGAATGCGAGAACGGTCCGGGAACGCACTGAGTCGAGCCCCTCAGCGACGATGAAAATGCGCGCTTGCCGCTCCTCAAATTTGTCGAGCAACAGGCCAACTTGCCCCATACCACGGCGCGATAGGCGGCTTGTTTTGAACACGTAAAGCGTCTTCGAGAGTCCGGCATCGGTTATTGCGGCGGTGGCCTTTTCGAATTCTTCGCGGCGCACGTAGCTTTTGCTCGCGCTCTTCTGTTCGAACCATACGTGCCGCACGTGCTTGTTCTCGTTGCGCGCGTGGAAGCACATGCGCCGGATCTGCTCGCGAAGGCTGGTCAGCGTGTCCTTTTTCTTGCTGCGCCGCACGTACATTTCGGCGAGTGTGGAGGGTGCGCCGGTGGGGACGTCCCAGAGTCCCAGCTCTTGCAGCTCCGTGTCTGTGAAGCCCAGCGCGCGCAGTGTGGGGAGGTCTTCGCGGGTGTCCATGGTGTCCCTTCGCTGTCTGTTGTCTCTAGCGCGCGTGTAGAAGGGAGTCGGTGACTTTCCCCAGGTCACGCTAGGTATGGCAGCGTTGGTTCATGGGTGCCCGTGGACCAACGCTCCCACAGCTTAGCGCGTAAGGCCGCTGACCAGCGTAAAGCCCCGGAAACACATCGGGGGATTGCGTAACCGGGGCTATGGCCAGTAGCGGCGCGTCACTCCTCTCTCGTCACGGATGCGTGGTCACTAGCCACGCGCCGGAACAGGCGGTGTTCAGGGTTCCGCCCGGTGTGGGCGAGCGCCCAATCCTGCGCTGTCTCCTGGGTGTCCTGTGGGCCGGAATCGTCACCGCACTCCGGCGCTGCGCAGAACAGTTCGAAGACCCATCCGCCTTCGGGTACGTGCCGGATCGTGTGCTCGACGTACCGCAGTACTGCGCGCGTCATGCGTCCGCCCCGGTGCACAGGGCTTCGTACAGTTCGACCTGTTCAGCCACAGCGGTGTGCAGGCGCTCCCACGATTTGGCTTCCACCGTGTAGATCAGTCCTGCCGCTGCCCCACCGTGCGACTTGTGCAGCGCTGTCACGTTGTACGGGGGTGTGGCGTACCAATGCGGCTCGTGCCGTCTGTCCGGGCGTGAACAGAAAGAAGCCCATCCGTCCGGCAGGGGCGTAGTTACGTCGACTTGCCCCGAGCCATGGGAGGGCTTCGGTGCAGCGACATTCTCAACGCTTAAGCGTTGTCCGCTGGCGGTCATATGTTGTTGTCCTAACGGGAAGTCAGGTCCGGTCCGTCGCCGGACACTTAGACCAGGTTAGCGCCCTGTGTGGCCTTCGTCACTCGTTTCAACAACCTGTGCGTCAGCGTCTATTACGTACGTCGTCCGGCCAACAGTCACCGTTGTTGCTCCGTCCCGGACTTCCTGCGCTGCCCGGTCGAAGTCCTCCGCCCGTTCCTTGTTCTCCCGTGCGACCCGGTGCCACATAGCGGCTCGCCCGGTCAGCTTGGTCAGTAGCTCGTCAGCGTCGACGTACGTCTTCGTCTTTGGTGGCAGGGCCGGTGTCTCGAACATGCCCCGTAGGCTACCGGCGCGCAGACGCAAAAACCCCCGTACCAACCGCCTCATGGCAGTTAGTACGGGGGCGATGTGCTGCGCAGCTAGCTAGATGCTGAGCGCTGCGTCAAGTTCCTTGTACTTGCGGCGAACGGTGGCAGGGTGGCGACCAGCGGCGGCAGCGACCTCAATCGGGTTGAGCTTGTGCCGCCAACCCTTCTCAATGATGTCGTCGGCTTCCTTGTTGCTCGGACGCTTCGGCGGCTCCGGCGCCTGCTCACCTTCGTCGTACTCGACCCGCTCAGGCGCAGCGGCCACAGCGGCAAGGATGAGTTGCTCAGGCGTCTCAGCGGGCTTCTCCGGGGCGGGCGGCGCCGTGTTGCCCACCATGTCCATAGGCACGCCGAACGCGTCTGCAATGCGCTGCTGAGTGGCTTCCCGCATCCCCGTCAGCGCGTCCCGCTCAGCGTCGGCAAGCGCGGCCATGTAGATGGGTCCGACTTCCGCGAGAAGCATGACCAGGGCCGGCGCGATCAGGTGGACGGCAACGCCGACCCAGTCACGCTCACTGACGCTCAGCCACACGTTCAAGAACACGGAGCTGAGTCCCGTGATCCAGCGGAAGGCCATAGGCCACTTGCCCAGGCTCCGGATGCCGTATTTGGCAAGGGTGCTTTCCGCGCTGAGCGCCATGATGAACGCCGCATCGACGATCAGTCCGAGCACCCAGCCGGAGCGCTGCCATTCGCTGTGCGCCTGCACGAACGGCGTGGTGGTCATGAGGCTGTAGAACACAAGGCCCGTGATCAGGAACCATCGTCCGCCGATCAGGACCTTGCGCGTGCGTCTAATGCTCCGCGTGTCCAACTCCCATACTCCTTCGCGTAGTTGACGTTCAGTCGTTTGCGAAGGCCAGTAAGGGAGTCGGTAACTCGCTACTGCGGTATGGCCGTTGGCGCGGGCTCTGACGTGGGGTCCGTCGTTGGCGCGTCCAGGGGCATCACTGCGAACGCCGCAGCAGGCTCTTCGGTCGGCTCCGCGCACAGCGCTGCAATGGCCGTGTTGCCCGCGGGGGCTGAGAACGGCATTGCGAAGTCCGGCAGCAACGTCCCAACGACGTCGTCCAGCACCTTGCCGTCCCCCTCAGCATCCTTCAGCGGGCCCAGGTCGCCGGCGCGGGGCTTCGCATGCTTGGGCTTCGCGGGCTTCGCGTGCTTGGGCGTGTGGCGCTTCTGTGCGGGCTTCTCCGGGCTTGCCGTCGGCTTCGCGTGTTGGGGGACGCTTCGGGGCAGCGCGACCGGCCTGGGGACGAACACGGTCTCTGTGGGGGTCGGCGTGACGTCGTCGGGAAGTTGTGGAGAAGTTGTGTCCGGTGTGGAGACGCTCGGGCGGGTGGTTGGCGCTGCCGCTGAGGGGCTTTCGTTGGGTCCGGAATAGGCCAACGCGCCTATGCCGAAGGCAACTACGGCCGTGGTGGTGACGGATGCGGCAAACGCAATCTTGGATGCCATGGTTCCCTGGCTCGATATACGTGGTGGTTACAACTTCAAGTATCACGGTTCAACAGGTTTGCGGAGCGCAATCGTCCGTAACATTCAGGCAACAAGCGCGTGCGGGTCGCCGTGCACCCACTCACACGCAGTCCACATGTCGCCCCCGAGCACTAGTTCGTGCGTCTCGGGCGAGCGCTTCCACTCAACGCCGCAGACGAGAATCCCCGTGTCCTTCCGGCGTCCGATGACCCTGAAGCCGTCGTACCTGGGCGACACGGGAGCGCTCAGGATGCGGGCAACCAATCTGCCCTGGGCGCTCAGGACAGTCCGCAGCTCAGCGCATGTCTTGATCAGTTCCTCGCTCATACTGTTACCCAGTAGCGAACACTGAAGCCACGTACGGGCAGCGCCGGACGGTACCCAGACTGTGAGTGCGAGCGTGAATGGTGACGTGTGCATAGCGTGCCCCCCATGGCAGCGGAATGTGTAGTTCCAGTGTGCATTTTCGGCCGTGACGAATGATCAACCGTGAGTAGTGCCCTGCTGCCCTCCCTGGGTAGTACAACCCTCAAGCATGCTCATCCGTCGCGGGGAGTTGCATGAGGTTGCAACCGCCCCTCGTGCCCCTTTCGAACGTGTGTCCGAACATACGCCCGGTGACTGACATATGCCAGACGGTTACGCAATAAAATAGATGTAGTGTCCATGCATGTGCATCGACGACGAACGCAAGCAAGCCCCGAACATACTCGCCGTGAGTACGTTCGGGGCTCGCGCTGGGCTTACTGGCAGGCAAGGGCGCGGGTCGCCGTGACCGTCCAGCCGTACTTGCGAAGCTCCGGCAGCGCCTTCTTCTTCGCGTCCGCCAGGGTGGCCTGGTAACTCCAACCCATGAAGACCCATCCGGCGCCTTCCGTGCGGTGCGGGCGCTCCTCCGGGTAGAACGCCCAGGTGGCGAAGGTGGGGACCTTGCCGCCCTTGTACTGCGTGGCGTGGTCTTCGTTGTTCGGGTTGGCGATGATGTACTCTGCGCGACCGGCCATTTTGGGGCTCCTTGTTCGTTGGCTTCTGAGAGAAGCTTAACCTACTCACGTGAGTAGGTTCAACCTCTGGGCAAGAAAAATCCCCAACAAACTCACGTGAGTTTGTTGGGGTTCCGGTCATGCGGCGTACTCCGCCACAGCCATGTTCTCGTGCACCACAGTCTTCGCGCCCAGGTCGCCGTACGGGTGGCTGGACACCTTGCACGTAACGCCAACCTTCCAGTAGTCGGACGGCGCAGCAAGGGCGAAGTGGTAAACCGTGCCGTTGATGACCCGCGTCCACTGGATCAGCGAACCGTCGTTGCGGTACACGGTTCCGCGCGGCTCGATCGTCAGCTTCGGCGCATCCTCGGTCGGCTCGGGAGCGATCGGTGCGTAGTCCGCGTCAGCGTGGTCGTCGCAGCGGTAAACCGACACGCTGTACGTGCGACCGTAACCGGCGTCCCGCTCAGACTGGCGGACCTTCGTCGCCGGCGCGCCGCATTCCTTGTGGCCGAACTCCGTGGCGGTACCCCAGGAGCGAACGATCTTGCGGTGAGTGGCGGTGCAGGTGTTCATGTTCGCTCCTTGTTCGTTGGCTTCTGAGAGAAGCTTAACCTACTCACGTGAGTAGGTTCAACCCCCGGGCAAGAAAAAACCCGAACCTACTCACGAAGAGTAGGTTCGGGCTCCGTGCCGTTACGCGCCCGTAGCGTTCCGAGTCTGCACAAGGGCCGCGAGCGTGCGCGCTTTCGCTTCCTTGCCCGCGCTGACTTCCCGGGTCAATACGCTGCCGTCGGCGCCTTCAATGGTGACAAAGAGCTTCGTGGAATCCTTCTTCAGCGCAAGGGCGAATATGCCCGTCAGCGCCACCCGGGTAGCCGTGATGCGCTTCGCTGCCTCCCCGCGATCCACGGTCACCGTTGCGCCGGCGATAGGTACGCTCGCCTGCCCCACAAACTTGAACATTCCGTCAGAGACGCGAATGCCCAAAAGTCCAGCGGCAGTCTTCAATTCGCGATCAGTGCTCATGAGCCCCCCTCAATAGTGGTGATCGAGGGGGACTTTATCACGGGCCTCACAAGACGTTGTCCAGTTCCCGCAGTAGTGCGTACGCAGCGTCGAGATCTAGATGAATCGAGGTGGTCTGCGTGTACCCGCCGTGCGTGAACGTGCCGTGCACGGTAACCGTCATGTCGCCGTCGCCGTCTTCCGTCGCCTCAGCGGTTGCCGACGTGAACACAACGGAACGGTTGCGCTTGCGCTCAGACACGCTCAAGCCCCTTCATGATTAGGTCGATGATCTGTGCGCCGTCCGCCACGCCGACGTGCTCGATCAGCGGCTCGCCGAACGGGTCGGAGTCGTCGAATATGCGAATGGTCGGAAGGGTGGCTACGCCCTGCGTACGCGAGTCGGATTCCTCAACGAAAATGAATTCCGGCTCAAGCCCTTCGCCCTCACACACGTCGCGGAAGGCCGGCCATGTGAGCTTCGTACCCTCATTCCACGTTGCGCCAATCAGCACAGGCAGGATCATGAGCCAATCTCCCTTCGCCAGAAACGCTCTTCGCGCCGTCGGATGACTCGCCGCAACCATGGGCCCTTGTCGCCTTCGTCGGCGTACCGGTGGGGGAGTGCCTTGCTGAGCACACTGCCAGTGCGCGCGCTCTTGTACTTGCGTTGCTTGCTGCGCCCAGTGTGCGGAACGGGCTCGCTCACTTCGCGGGCTCCTTATAGCGCACGCACACGGTCGAGGTAACCATGCCGGTTACCATCTTGCCGTTCACGATGTGGGTAACCAGGTGGGTTTGTGTCTCGTACTGCGCACACTCCGGGCCCGTGTCGCACGCGCTCAGCGTGGCAATCAAGGCGGCACCCGTGGCGGCAATGGCAGCGGCACGCTTGTTCATGGAAGCTTCTCTCCGAACGTACTCTTCGTGAGTGCGTTCTCAGTCGTCGGCGGGTCCGTACAGGAACTGTGCGAGCTGGAAGACGTCGTACGGAGTGACGTCGTACGGGGCGACTTCGTCCGGCCACTCCCCGAAGGAGCGAATGAGCGCGTTAGCCGTACGCCACGCGTCCACTCGCTCCGCCATGTCTTCGGCCCTTCGCTGTGCCGCAGTGGTCAGCATCGGGGGCTTGAAGGTGGGTTCTTTAGGCACGGCGCTCGTACGTCCGTCCCTTGAAGGCGACCGTGTCGAGTCCGCGCCGGATTTCGTCCTGCCGCTTCGCCTCAGCCGAGCGCCAACCGGCGTCACTGCGCGCGCCACGGTCGCTCATGTCGGCACGGTCCGCTTCGTCCTTCAGCCATGCGGCCAACTCGCGCGCCTGCTGAGGGGTCATGACCGCCCGGTCGTCCGGCACGGCAATGCTGATCTTGCCCGGCTCATCCGACTTCGTGAAGCCGAGAACACGCCCCTTGTCGGCGATCATCGAAGCCTTCGTCTCCTGAGTGACTCGCAGTCCCATATGTGTGTGTGCTCCTTACGCAAACAGGGTGAGTTGTTCGGGCTTCAGGTTCAGCGGTTCGCATCCGCGCTCAATGGCTTCGTCGGCGGTGAATACGACTTGTCCCTTCGCCCCGACCTTGCAGGCCCAATCGGGAACGTCGTACTCCCATACGCGAAAGCCGCTTGCGTCGAGTACGGCTGTCCAGCCGGCGAACCATTCGTACAGCGCGTCGGGGGAGTTGAAGCCGCATCGCTGCGTATCGCGGATGCCGCGAAGTTTCGGGTCAGCGTCGGGTGCCGGGTGGTCGTCGTCGCAGTGGTCGGCGTACATGTCGTCGCGCACGGACGCCGTTAGCTCCGCCCCACCGCTGTATGGGCCCGACGGAAAGCCGTGATACAGCACGGACTCATGAGCCACTCTCCACACGCGCACAGCGCGCCCCCTCCGTGTCGTCGTTGTTCTTGCGTGCCCCGGGCGGGATTCGAACCCGCATCTCCCGATTAGGTCGGCGCTCTGCACAGTTGAGCTACCGGGGCTTGTGGGCCCGAAGGCCCGTACTGCTAGAGGGTGCAGCAGGCGAGCGCCTTGACCAGCGGTACCGACTCGGCGAAGGAGAGGCGGACCGTGCTGATCACGCCGCCTTCAGCGGTCTTCGTGACGAACTCAATGTCGTTCTCGACGCGCTCAGTCGTGACCGTGGCGCCGTTGCGAAGCTTGAAGGTCTGCATGGTGTTTCTCCGATTCCTGCGAAGCGTCTTCTGATTGCCGGTAAGGGAGTCGGTTACTTGCGTCCGGCGTAGGTCAGCGTGGAAGCGGCAGCGGCTTCAAGGACGGCAGCGAGCGCGGGCTTGTCGATGCCCACAGCGGCTACGTAGCGCTTCGCAAAAGCCTTCCGACCCTTCGCGCGGTGCGCCTTCGCGTTGACGTACGTCATCCCCAGGGCTTCGCACAGCCCGTCCATGTCGCACCCGTCGCCCCACCCGAAGTCGGTCGCGTCGCCGATACCGAAGGAGTGACGGAGCACATCCCGCTGAGCGCCGCCCATAGAGTCAAGGCACGTGTTCACCCGGTCGTGCTTCTCGGCAGACTCTGCGCGCCGGTCGTCGCTGACGTCTTTCAGTTCGTCGACAAGCGCGCCTTCCGTTGCCGTCGACACAGCGGACCGGAGTACGGCCATGGCGTCCAGCACGTAGCGGCGGGTCGTCGGGTCGCTGGGGACGCGCACGACGTCTTCGAGGGACTCCACAAGCGCGGGAAGGTTCGCCGCAAACTCGCCCGGGGTCATGCGGCCGACGACGGCACCCGTGTACCGCTCAAGCACGCTCAGGGCTTCCAGCGCCGCACCGTGGCCAACCTTCGGGCGAAGCTCCCCGTCGGGCTCTTCGTCGGTGACGCTGAGCGTGTCCGCGATCGTGGCGGTACCGGACTGGCCGCCGTCGTTCACTCCGGTAGCGCGGTCGATCGAAAGGTTCCCCTGGAAGGCAAGTCGTGCGGCTTCGGCACGTTCGGCGCTCAGTCGGCGTCCCTTGGGCGGAAGCACCTGGGCGAGCTTCGCAGCCTCATACATGTCGCCGTCCGCGGCTTCGATCATCGCGGCGAAGGTCTTCATGGCGTTCTCGTCCACACCGCCGTTCCGCTCAGCGCGCACAGCGTCCAACAGGGTGCGCTCAACCGTCGTGTACGCGAGCCGCATGAAGCCTTCGGCCGTCGTGTCGGTGAAGCGGTCGAGAAGCTCCCACACGGCGATGCGGCCAACCTGGGCGAACTCTTCCCGGTAGTTGGCGAGAAGCGCCCCACCGTGAGGAGCCATGCGCCGCGCTGCCTTGTCGGCAAGCATCTTGACGCGGGACTCCGTGGCTTCGATCACCTCGGTTACGGCGGCAAGATCGTTGCTCTGCGCGGCCTTGATCGTCTCGAAAGACAGCATTGGTCTTCTCCCTCAGGTCGGTTCGATTCCGGGTAAGGGAGTCGGTGACCTGAGGGAGCGACCGGGGGATCACAACCTGTTCACGGCAAGGTTCCGCACACGCTGAAGGGCATGGCGGGGCAACCGAACGGTTACCGACTCTTGCCGACGGGGGTTGATCAGTTCCGGTCCGTCGTGCAGCACGAACGTACCTCGAACCTACTCACGTGAGTAGGTTCGATTCCGCTTCGTACGTTGGGGGAGACCCGGGTCAGTCGGAGGTAGTTGCCGTGATTTCGAAGGCGTAATGACGGCTCATCCTTAGGGATGACGGATCACGCATATGCCAGCCTCGTACGCACCTTCGAAGTAACGGTGCGCGCCTTCGATCATCCTTTGGACGTACTCTTCGTGAGTACGTTGGATCGTTACGTGCGCGTGACCTAGCTCAGTAGTCGGCGCCGTACAGCGAGCCCCAGGAGCGTCCGCCGATGTCTGCACCCGCAGTGATGGGCACGCCGAAAAGGTCCATGGTCATGCAGCGCTCAAACTCGCGCGCAATGTCCTGTGCGTCCGCCTTCGGGGCACTGAACGCAATTTCGTCGTGAATCGGCAAGCGCATGTAGTCGAGTAGGCCAGCTGAGCGCATGTCGATCATGGCTTGCCCGAGCACGTCACGCGCCGTTGACTGGCACTTGTAATTGACGATCGCGTACATGCGGTGACGGTCAACCGGAAGGTGTCGACCAGTCGGCGTGACAGCCACAAGCCCGTTCGCGCGCGCTTCCCGCTGCCAACGCGACGATGCGCGCTTGATCTCAGGGAACACCCGGTCGTACTCAGCGAAGGCGGTACGGATCTCAGACTCAGGCGCTCCGGTTTGCCGGGCAACCGTCGTGACGCCACCGCCGTACACCTTGCCGAAGCCCGCGCCCTTGAAGATCTTGCGATGCTTCTTCGTCGCCCCCGCGCCCTTGATGAGCCGCGCCGTGTACATGTGGATGTCGAAGTCATCGCCACCGGACACGAATCCGGCCTTCATTTTCTTCACGTCGGCCAGCGCCGCCAACACGCGCATTTCGATGGCTTGGAAGTCGACGGAGCCAAACACGTGGCCTTCGTCCGCGAGCACAGCGCGACGGATCATCCAGTCGGACGACGGCAGCGTTTGCGCGGCGAAGTCACCCGTCACGGACATGCGGCCAGTGCGCGCCTGAAGGGTATTGATCGTCGGGTGAATACGCCCGGACGCGTCAAGGTTGTTCGCGAATCGGTCGGCGTACGTCGTGCACCACTTGCCCGCGCGCTTACTGCGGAGTACGGCTTCCGCGAGCGGGTTGGGTGTGCGAGCCCCGATGCGCTGCCAGTCTCGGTCAAGGTCCGCGAGCGGCATCAATACAGCCTTGTCGACCTTGACGTTGCCGGAGTCCGTACGCTCCTTCAGTTCCTCACCCATGGCCAACAGGGCTTCGGACACCTGAGCGCCGGAGTTGACCGACTCAACGCCATAGCGGGCGGCGACCACGTTGAAGCGGGCTTCTTCTTCCCGCAGCATGGCGCGCAGCGTGGCTACGTACTCACTGTCAACGACGATGCCCTTACGCTGCATGTGGGCGCACATCCATGCAATCTCGTGCTCGTACGCCAGGAGCGCCGGACGAATACCGCGCCGCTTGTGCTCTTCGGTGAGCTTCTCGTCAAGGCGCGCCGTAAGGATCACGTCCAGCCCCGCGTACAGGTTGTACGTCGGGTGGAACAAGTCGATTGCCGCCCAACCGGTGGCCTTCGTCAGTCCCAGCGACCGGAACACGGCCGTAAGGTCGCCCTGGGTGTCCGGCGCCGACGGGTCAACGAAGTAACCGGACGCGGGCTTGAGACCCGTGCCAATGCCGCCTTCCATGGGTTGGCGCGGGTCAATCAGCGTGACCTTGATCTTTGTGTCCGTGGTGCGCGGAGCGAGGCTTTCCAGCGTGGCCGGCGTGTGCTTGTCGAGCACTAGCCAGTCAAAGGGCGCGTTGTGGATCAGGAAGCGCGGGCAGTGCTCAAGCACCCAATCCGCTGCCTGGGCGAAGTGGCCGCCGCGCTCATAGTGGATCACCCAGGCTTCGTGCTTGTCGCCGAACTGGACCGTGCGGAGCCGATACCCGACAGAGAAGATGTCAAGGCCCGTGGTTTCCGTGTCCAGCGCGAGCACATCCCGGCGCCGTGCCCAGTCCATGAAGGCGCGCAAGTCATCGCGCGTCTCGGGAATGCGTACGGTGACCAAGTCTCCGGCAACTTCATGCCGCATGACGATCATGAAAAAACTCCCTTCCCAGCTTGGTTGCCAGGAAGGGAGTCGGTGACTAGCGCAGTAGCGCTGCCATTTCGCCGTAACCCGTCGGGTCGTCGCTGCGCCACCGCTTCACGGCTTCGGCGTTCCAGCCGTTCGGCGCCATGGGCCCGATTGTGTCCGCGAGTGCGCGCGCGGCCTTACGCGTAGGGATGAGTCCCTTGACGCAGAGACCTTCGGGGCTGCAAATCTGCCACGACGAACGCTCTTTGAACACGTGCAGCCCGTACGCGTTTGCGTGCCCGGCATGCTGACGCACAGGGTTGTCCGCACCGTTTCGATACGTCACGTCAACCGTTGAAGCCGCCCATGTCATGCTCACTCGCCCCCAAAGATTCCCGGTCCCTCAGCGGAAGGCGCATCCGCCAACTTCACGCCGACCAGCGAAATGCCCGTGCGCGTCTTCTTCTTCCCGATGTTGCGCTCTTCCATGGCTCCGTAGAAAGCCTTCCGCGACCACACTTCAGTGGACTTCAGGCCTTCGGCTTCGCACCAATCGCGGTAAGCGTTGTACGCGTCAGCGCCCGGAAGAATCACGGAGTCATCCGCCACCTCCAGCACACCCGGGAAGAAGCCGGCCAACGCATCCGAAGTCGCCCGGTATTCACGCGTCGCTGTGGTGATGCACTCGGGGTCACGAAGACCGGTTGCGTACCACTCGACAGCGCCGCGCACAGCCCAGGCCACAATTCCCGCGCGCTCAGCGAGCAACTTCCGGTCAAGGTCATAGTCACGCTCGTGCGGAGCAAAGTAGCGCGCGAAGGGGATGAGCTTGACGCGCCGCCAAAGCCCTTCGTCCTGCCCGCGGAACTTGGGCTTGTGGTTGGTGGCCAGCATGATCAGGAACGTGGGCGCGAAGGTGAAAAATTCTTGCCTCAGGAAGCGCGCCGTGACCTTGTCCTTGCCCGTCACCCGCTTGAGGACGGCTTCCGACATCGGCTTGCCCGACTCACCTTCGCTGGCCATGACCAGCCGCGAGCCCCTCAACGCCGCAATGTCGTTGGGGATGCCCCCGCCGTTCCCCTTGTCCTCAAAGGTGGCGAACGCCGTCGTCTTGGTGATCGCGCCGAACACTTCAGTGCACGTGTCGGTGAAGACGCTCTTGCCGTTCGCGCCCTTGCCCCACAGCACGGCGAAGCACTGTTCCGACGTCGAGCCGGTAATGCCGTATCCGGTGAGCCGCTGGACGTAATCGACCAGGTCCGGGTTCCCAGGGAAGATCTCACCGAGGAACTGTTCCCAGCGCGGAGCCTTCGCGTTCGGGTCGTAGTCGAGCGGCAGCGTGACCGTGAGCATGTCGCCCTTGTCGTGGCCGCGCAGCTTGCCCGTGCGAAGATCGACCACGCCGTTGCGGAAGCTCAACAGATGGGGCTTCGCGTCGAACTCTTCAGCGTCCACGTGCACACTCGGCACGCTGCGAAGCTCCGTCATGAGTGCGTCAATGCGCGTGGTCATGGTGAAGCCGCGCGACTCGGGCAAACAGCCGGCGAGCACAAGCGCAGCGCCCATGGCATGAATCTCTTGCCGGACACGCGTGGCGGACTTGACCCAGGTCACGCCGTCCCACACGAAGTAACCCAGGCCGGACGCGTACTTGATACGCCCATCCGTCCAAGCCACAAGGGCGTGCGCGTTCATCGCGTCCGACTCGCCATACGTGGTGACCAGGTCACCCAGGATGCGGGCAGCGTCTGCGCCCTGATCGCTGGACACCTGAACGGCTCCGGTACGGTGCGCGACTTCGGCCTTACGGTGCTGGGCTTCTGCCGTCGCACGGTCGATGACGGGTCGCGCAGCCTTCACCGCAGCGTGGAACAGGGCAGCAAACGCCGCACTGTTGCCGACTTCCACCGTGTGCTCACGCCACCGGGTCACGTCAGTCTTCGGTCCCAGGTCCGGGAGCGGCAGCGCGAAGACCTCAATGCCGTACGGCTTCAAACCTTCGGCAAGCGCCCGGTTGAAACGCTGCCCCGCTTCGTCGTTGTCCCCAGCGGCAATGACCTGGGCACCCTTCAGCCCGTGGGCAAGCTCTGCCAACAGGTCCGGGCTTCCGGCGAGCGCAGCGCCACGGATGCACACCGCGTCATAGCCAACGCCGACCGCTGTAAGCCCGTCTCCGGGCCCTTCAGAGACGATGACTGCCCCGTATCCACCGTCGCCACGGAAGACGCCGTACGGGGCCCACCGCTGACCCTCAGGGTTCGTGAGACTCAGCCACCGTCCGGGGCACCCGCCGCTGAGATCGCGTCCCTGAGCGCCACGGGTCACGCCGTCGAATCCGTCCAGCGGAACGACCAGACGCGGGTACCTGTCGAAACTGCTCGACACGGCCATGAACCCGGAGCCGTCGCCCGGAGCCGCGTACTTCAGCCCCAGGCGCCTAGCGTCCGGCGCGGTAATGCCGAAGCGGTCAAACGTGTAGCCGTTGCACAGCGGGTCCGTGACCGTGTCCATGAGCGCGTCAAGCCACACGCGAAGGCCCGCAACCATGGGAGTACCAACCATCTGCGGCTTCTCCTTCGGCACGGTGAGACCCGCGCCCTCAACGTTGAACAGGTCTGCCCAGCGGAGCCCCGCAGCGTCGACTACACCACCCGTCGAGCATCCGGCGCGGCACGTCATGCGGACCTTGTTGTCATCACCACGCCAGACACGTAGGGAGGGCTTCGTATCGGCGTGAGCCGGACACAGGGCGAGATAGCCACCGTCCGGCTCTTCCGACACGTCCTTGAAGCGTGCGAGCAACTCAGCGAAGAGCATTACAGTCTCCTTCGTTTTGCCTTCGCTGGCCTAGAAGGGAGTCGGTTACCCGGTCCAAACGTGAGCGCCCACTCAGCTAGCGTCTTCGCGCCCTTGCTCAGGTTGCACGTAGCGCACGCTGGCAACATGTTCGACTCTTTGTCGGCGCCTCCCTTGCTGAGCGGGTGGACGTGATCCATATGCGTGGCGCGGGCATCGCAGTAGGCGCAGCGGTAACCCCAGCGGCGCATGATCTCTGTCCGGCTGTACGCCTCATGCTCAACGCCGTACGCCTTCGCGCGCTTCTTATGCGTCAGCTCATGGCGCTTGTCCGGGGGGAGCTTGGAGTAGTAGTTCTTTATGTACTGCTTACGCCGCTTGTTCCGGCATGGTTGGCACCCGCACTTCGGCTCATGACGCATCGCGCACCGCCGCATGGTCGTCCGGCGTGAAGTGCCGTGCGTCAGCGCCATGCGACACAGCGTCAGCAATCGCACCCGCGTACCGTCCGCTGTCCTTGCGCAGACTCCACCCGTCACGCAACAGGATCGTGTCCCCCGTGCCCAGCGCGCGCACATCCCCAATTGCCGGAGCCGTATCCGGCGCAATCAGTACCGTCGCCATTCGAACCTACTCTTCGTGAGTACCTTGAATGCGAAAACCCCCGGTACGATGCGCAGTGCACCGACCGGGGGGGATTC